ACAACTCGCAAGCCGTTGTAAGTTGGGATGCGCACGCCTGTCACTGAGTCTTGAATGAACTCAATCTGCTCACCAAGAATCATATCAACCATAACGTCAGGATGCACAGCGATTAACGCAAGCATAGAAGATGACTCGCCCATTGTTGCTCGTGCTCGTACAAATCCAGAGAATGTGAACTTGTTAGCTGCGACAGCGTTGTCACCATCTTGAGTAGACGCATCAAAAATCATGTCACCATTACCAGCTTCGTTCTCTAAGAATACCCCGGTTGTAATACCCTGGATTCGAGCTTCAAAGCGATTTTCCCAATATTTACTTGTACGCGATTGAATCTGCACCATCGGATCTTCACTGCCCAAGACTTCGCCAACTAGGTTAGCCGTCTGCCACGCGTTGTTAATATGCACGTTACGAGCAACCATCTTACCAGTGCCGATTTTTTGAGGTGTAGCAAACACGCTGGGGTCATCGCCTGAAATATTCTCAGATGCGTAGGCCAAATCTTTCCAATACGGGATTGATGTAATATCACCCTCACCGGCTGCTCGTGCTGTTAGCAATGCGTTTGTTACCGCAACACCAGAAGCGACATAGGCGTTCATGTCTGGGTGGTCTTCTTGCACGTATGATGCGTAAACATCAGGGTCGAATTGTACGTCGCTTAATCTTACTGTAGCCATTTTTAGTACCTCTTTTTTATAGTTTAAATGCTGCTTTAAATGCGGCTGGGTCTCGATTCTTAAATGCAAGACGCTCAGTGCTGTTCATATCTTTTGGTGCTTTCTGAGTGGCACTGCCATCGGTCGAGCCGTTTGCGTTTCCGCCGCCTGTGGTTGTTACAACAGGTTTTAATACAGTTTTGAACACGTCATTCTTGAACAGAAATTCAGTGTAAAAACTTTCTTCATTCAACGAAGAGGCACTACCATCTTCATTTAAAAATGTTTCTTGTCGTGTTTTTGGATCAATGTGTATAAAATCTTTTACTAGTCGCTTGAATGCTGCACGACCGCTATCACTTGCTTTCAATGCTAAACGTTCAATTATTGTATTCTTTTTTTCACCAGCCATTGAGTTTTGGATTTCTTCTAACTCGCCGCGTGACTCTGTAATCCGTCGAGCTTCATCGTCTAACTTTTCGCGCTCAAGGCGTAACTGCTCTTTGCCGTCGCCTTTTTCGATTGCTTTTGCAAGTGCGGCTCCGATTGCGTCTGTAATCTCTTGAGCTTTTGTGGTCTCTGCGAGTTTAGCCGCTGTCTCACCTGCTTTTAATTTTGTATCTAAGTCATTAGCTGTCTGCTTAACTTTCATCATGCCAGCGTGTTTGTATACGCCATCTACCTCTGTGTAATCTTCTTTCAAAAACTCAGGTACTTGTTCAAACTGTTCTGCTGTTAAATCTGCCATTGCATATTATCCATTTATTAATAGTACGACTATCGTTTTTATATTTTACTACTAATAGGCAAAGTGTGCAAACTAGTAGTATTTAATAGGCTTAAACTATTGTTGGAGCTTGATTTGCTAAGTCATTTAATAGCTCGCCAACCTCTCCAATATCCCAGCCGCCTTGCGCTAGCAGCTCTAAGAATACTTTCTTAGTAAGTAGTCCAGCGCTCACGCTTTCACGTAGTTCTTTCACTTCTTCGACAGATAATTTACTAACTGCAAACTGTCGATTCATTTTTACGATAATATCTTCTGGCATTGATTGCGCTTGCTCGATTGTATAGATGCCCTCGAATAATCCGCAGTATGCAATTACTCGAGCCATTGATTCTTCTATTGATGACACCATCGGCTCAAGTGTATTGTTTTGTTGTTCACCCTCAGCGACTATCTCGGTTGCTGTTCGCTGTACTGCGCCATCTGTTTTAAACGTGCCGCCCTCTGCCTTTACTAGCTTTTCGTTTCTGTCAAAAAATTCTTGGAACTGTGTAAGACTCAAAGATGATTCAACTAATTCAACCTTCATGTCAATACTTGGTAAAAAGTTAGGCGTGAACACTCCGCTTGCTAAATAGCTACGCCCGTTTACTTCTTTAAACGTGTCATAATTTGTTGAGTCCATTCCGAAAACGTTCATCGTTGGCAATAAAGCATAAAGCCCTTCTTTATATACTGCGCTTACCCGGTAACGTGACAATGCTAGGTTAGATATTGCAGTCAAATACCCAGCTTTTAACGGCATGTAGCCGCCTTGTATTTCTGTATCAACAACAATCTCAACAGGTATAAATTGCATATTAACGTTATTTATTTTAACGTAATTCTTCTCACCCTCTGAACTACCGCCCATTTCTGACTCAACTATTTTTTGCTGATAATAACCCTGCTCATCAATGCCAAGCTTTAGATAAGCCGTGGTATTTTTACGAGTCATGCTTTCCTGGTCCAACTTGCTACTAATCTCACGCAATAAAATATACGTTAATTGCATGGCCCCGTTTACCCGCTCAAAGTCCCAATCAATGACATTCTCACGCGAGTATTGTTTAATCGTTGCGCGTGGGTTTAGCTTTTCTAAATCAGATATTGATACGTCATTACTTTGCAATTCAGACAGACCTTGGTAATCAGCCAACAACACGTGCCACTTTACCTGGAGCAGGTTTTCAGCAGTCGAGGTTATTGCGCCATTAATGGATAATCCGTCATTGTCTGAGTTATTGCGCAAATATTCCAGCTTTTCTGGCAGCTCTATATATGTATCTGAGACTTTCATCTTTCCTAACAAAGTGGACATAGTAGTTTGCGTAAAGTCATCAAAGTCAGCGTCAGCAACGTACTTGTTATAGCGCTCTACAGCCTCAGCGCTTGCAGTGTCAACACTAGATGGATGAGGCAATAGTCGCTTAATCTTTTTAACAAAGTAGCTTCCTGCGACGCACACACGCACAGCTTGCAATTCGTTTTGCATCTCTGCTACGTCAGGATTGGGAGTTATAAAAAATGTCATAGTTTATCCTTAAATTGATTATTGACATTATAGCATTTTTAAATTATGTAGCATAACAATAGGAATTTGCTATTGAGTATGGTTATTTAATAGATATAAACGATGAACTTCTTGGCAACTTTAAGTTGCATATGTCCCGGGGAGTTGCTATTATTAACACATCGAAACGGCACAGCAAAAAGAGAAGGCATTATGAACAACTTAGAAATGGTAAGCAAATTTAAAGCAGCAGTTAAAAACGATGATAAAAAAGTATTAATGGAAATGATGAGTCCCGTTATTGATCAACTTGTAGAAATGCTACAGGCGGGCGTTCTAGTTAAAAATGTAAAGCGTCACTTAGAAAATAAAGGCATAACAGGCAAGGCTTGCGAAATGGTTGCTGAAATGGCAATCATTCGCAGAGAAAGCTTTTCTCACTATAAGGCAAAATAATGATTAAACGTATCAAAGTAATATTTACAAAAGACATCTACCTTCCTCGTTTCTCTATGAAAATAGGAGAAACTTGGACTGTTCGAGTTGACCGCTTTGAAGAGAAAGGATTTCAGCTAGGCAATGGTTTTGTTTACAATGAAGATTTTGCAATTAAAGAGGTGTTATGAGTATAAAGCAACAGGCGGCACTTCACGGGCTTAGCCGCCAAGCGTACCAGAAGCGACTTAAAAACTGGCAGAGAGCGACAGTGAACGGCAAGCAGTGTTTGATTAATGTTAAGCATTGTATGGAATTAAACTATAAAGAAGTTAAGCAACTAACTAAGGAAGTAAAATGCAAGAGTTTATAAATGCTTTAATACAAATTGGAGCAACCAATGTAGAACTGCAATCAAATTCAGGCTATGACAACCACGATTCTCTTCACTTTCAAATAAAAGATAAGATTTTCACAATTGACTCCATGCGAGGCGGAGAAATATTAAAGGGTTCATTGCTGGATCTTGCTGTAATTAACTCGTCAAAAATAGATTAAACTTACGCCCGATTATGTCGGGCAATATTAGGACGGAAAAATGAAATTATTATTAGCAGCCGCATTAATTAGCGCGTCATTCACAACTCAAGCGAGAGATATTGATGCAAAGGTGATTGTAGGCTTTAGCAGTTATCACTTTGATTCAAGCGATAGAAAACACTTAAATCAATCTAACCCGTCGATAGGTATTGAGCTTTACGATGTGCAGGCTGTTTATGTGTCCAAGAATAGCTGGAATG